ATAAAATAGACCCTTATCGCATCTTTAGAATTTATAATATCGTAGCACCAGAGCAACAACACGCTATCAAGAAATTACTTCGAGCCGGTAAGTCAGTCAAGACACTCGACCAAGATATCGATGAAGTTATCCTCACGCTACAGCGCTGGAAAGAGATTTTAAAAGAAGATGTTAAACTGAACTGACCATGATTACATGGTCTGATTTGACACTGCCGCCCATAAACTTATGGAATTTACCAAGACAAATTAAGATGGCTACAGAAGAAGGAAATACCGACCTTGCAACGCAACATGAAGAAATGATGCGTGACAAGGCGATAACTATTATAAGATCAAAAGCATCCGCTATTGATACCAGCAACCCTACAGGCTTATGCTGGACGTGTGGTGACTATATTGGTCATGCGCGTAGATGGTGTGATGCGGATTGTCGAGATAACGTAAATGAAACCTAAACTAAAAAAAGTAGGACTATTTTGGGTATGTTATACCGAGTGGGAAGATACGGTAACTTGTACAGGTAAGTCACCAGAACAAGCGTATTATAGGTGGTTAACCAAGAACCAATTGAAATTAGAAGAAAGCCGCTGAGTAAGCGGCTTTTTAATTATTTGCTTAAAAACAATTCTGCTTCAGCGTTGCGCCTGCGCGTTAATCCAGCAAGCGGCTTACCCCCTGCTTTATCCCATCGTAAAAATTGCAAAGCAATTTCAGATTTAGGATTACCGGCTTTGAGCATTTTAACAAGTGTTGAATTAGCTAAATTACGTGCGCCAATATTGTAAGTAAGCGATACCAGCGCATCAAATTCATTTTGAGTTAAATCAACCTTGATAGCATTTACTGCGTGTTCATATGACGCTAATGTTTTAGATAATAGTAGTAACGCGGCTTCTTCATTTGCTAAAGTCTGACCTCGTTTAACCGCGCTACCATCAGAATATCGCGTTGAGCCAATGCCAATAGTCCATACACCCGCAGGGCATATATAAGCAGTCAGTTTACAACCTTCAAATTCTTTAATTAAACGTAAACCTTTATTGCCAATATTCATTTTCTTGATCTCATAGAAAGTACCGTAATTAATTTTTGTGTGAGCCGTATCATGTCATTATCGAGCAGGCGTATTTGGTCGATAAGCTCAATCAGCGCGTCGGTGGTTTCAGTAAGGATTGGCTTAACAATCGATGTTGCCCAAAGCCAAACGAAATAGACAATATAACCCATACTTCCCGATGCAATAATAGGGAATCCATACTGGTTGATATATTTAGCTAATGCATCAACATCCATTAATCAATTCTCTTTTCTTGCGGGTTATTAAAACGTGCCACTTTTTCTTTCTCAATTGGCATATCAAGCGTTTCTGTCATGAGTACATCTATTTTTACAATATCCTCTGACATAGCCGTGACACGCTTATCAAGTTGCTTGATGATGCCGATAAGGCTTTTAATCTTTTCAAGTACACTATCAAGCAGGAATTTGATGGTCAGAAATACAAAGTACATTCCTACGCAAGCAGCAGCAATGGGAAAACCTACGTCCGTTGCAAACTGTAAAAATTCCATTACCGGCTACCTAGCCACCAAGATAGGAACGAAAATACTGCGCCCACTGTGAAAACAATTCCACCGAGAAACCCCTTGTAACGAGTCTGGTCGTTTTTCATTTCTTCAAGAGTTGCAATTATGGCATCGAGCTTCTTACCCCGATCTTCAAATATTTCTTCAAGGTTCTCAATTCGTTGCTCTACTTTAGCTAAACGGCAGGCTTCGTCAGGCATGACTTTATCCTATAATTTTAGTCATTGACGCTTGCGAAATAGAACCAGCATCAACTAGAAATTGTAATACTTCCGTAGCAGGCTCAACTTCAAGCGGTTGCGTAAACTCAATTTTTGCCGTGACGATTTCGGGCGTTTTGTCACTATCCCATTTAGCCTTTTCTGCAAATGTTAGTCCTTTGCGCACGTCATCAAGTGAGATTGTGCGAGGTGGTAAAGGCGGTTCGGGTAGAGGCGTTGGCTTTACTAATTCACCGTTTACCCAGCCATCGCCATTTACGGCATCGTCAGGCACTTCAACGGTGTAAAGATTGACAATATCTGGGTGATATATTTCAAGCGGGTCGCCCTGCGCAATATCTCTTATTTTTTCGTTTTCAATCCATGCTTTCATCTAATAACCCTCCGTCCAAAATAAAACCACTGCGCCTGCACCGCCAGTTCCGCTATTGCCACCGCCACCGCCACCGCCAGTACCGCCGTTGCCGGCTGTTGCACCGCTGCCACCACCGCCACCGCCAAACCCGCCGTGATTACCTGTATAAGAAGGTGATGCGCCCCCGCCACCTCCAAATCCGCCTTGACCTCCATATAAACCCGCGCCGCCACCTGCGCCATCCGCGCCTGCGCCGCCAGATGATGAAGCGTGAGCACCGCCCCCGCCGCTACCGCTTAAAGCTAAATTTCCATAAGCTAAAAAGCCAACTAACGGTTTTCCCGCAGTACCATTTCCGCCGCTTGTAGATGTGACCCCTTCTGAACCTCCTGTCGCACCGTATCCACCACCACCTTTTCCTCCAATGGTGCTACTTTGTGCCGTTTGACCCCTACTTGCACTTCCACCACCGCCGCCCCCATACGCGCCAGCAATAGTAGACCCGCCGCCAGTAAAAATTCCTCCTCCACCAGAAGCTCCCGTATTGGAACTGTCGCCGCCGTTACCACCAAACCCTCCGCCGCCTGTTTGACCTGATGTGGTATTGTTTCCACCTCGACCACCGTCACCATACAAACTACCAGCACCGCCCCCGCCCCCTTGTCCGCCTGCGCCAGCCGACCCGCCATTTCCACCAGTTGCAGTTTTAACCCCGCGTAAATTTGAAGATGCTGTACCTGTTCCACCTGTTCCAATAGTAGTTGTAACCGCATTAGTGCCGCCCGTCGCCGATAACAACGTTCCATAAGACGACGTACCACCCTGTGCTCCAACGGTAATAGTTGACAATAATTGCCCCGGAATGACGTCAATAATGCCAGCAGCAAAGCCACCCCCGCCGCCACCTGCTGTCGCGCCATTACCGCCACCGCCAAACACATGAACAAACATTTGATAGACATTCTGTGGCACAACCTCTGCCGATGTCGTCGCAGTAATTAGCTTAAATGACCGCCATTCGGGAGGAGCAACGCGAGTAGGTGCGTTAGGCGGCAAAGAATAGCCGTAATTTCCTTTATTCATTAAAAGTCACCTGCATTGATTAGGGTTACATTAAAAGTTTCGGCGTTGTTTGTTGATGCGTAAAGAATCGCATTCGCTTGCAATACTAAGCCATTTTGCATAAATGACGCATTTTGCGAGGTAAGCGTCACAGACCACACGGGAACGGTTGCGCTTGCTGTGATGGCTAAAACAGGTTGTTCATAAACAAGTCGTTTAGTTGTGCCCGCATCAATCGATATAAAAAAACGAATCATGCCCGCTGTAGTTGTACCTGTTGCTTGAATGTTTAGCGAATCGATACGCGAGCCGCTTGCGCCTGCTGTAAAAACAACGCCTAGCGTTCCCGTACCATCTCGATTAGTATTTGCTGTTGCGATTTGTGCGCTACCGTTCTTGGGGGTAGCAGCGTAATTTGCTGAAGTAGACATTAAATAATTCCTAAATTAAATAAAAGAAAATCGGGAGTAGTTGATATAGGGAAACTTTGACTATCGTCAAATACGATGTTACCCGTCATCGTGCCACCAGATAAGGCTAAAAACCCTGTTGGTGGTAAATATGCAACCAACCACTCGCTGCCACTGTAAACACGCATCTCATCGGTTGATGAGTTCCAATACAGCGCACCCGTAAGTAGCGTATTACCATCATTATCTACCGTTGGATCAGATGTTTTTGCACCAAGATAGCGGTCATCAAACGAGTCATAAACGGCTTGTGCTAACGTGACTTGATCCGCGGCTAATGCAACTTGTACTGCACCATTAATAGTGGCTTGATTGGCTTGATTTGTCGCTAACGTGACTTGATTTGCTGCTAATGCAACTTGTACTGCGCCATTTGTCGTAGCATCAACAGCACTTTGAGCAGCATCAATGGCACTTTGAGCAGCATTAGCCGCATAAATA